TTCTTCTTCTTTTTTATTTTTCTCATCTATCTCAGCTTGTCTTTCAGCATCTCCAGAAAGAAGTTCTCCAATTCTATTTGTGTATTGTTGAGTAACAACAAGTCTTGCCTCAAGTTCTTGCTTGTACTTATCGTCGTCTGGTGTAGCTAAAATTTGATCTTGAAGTCTTTTGCTTTCTTCTGATAATTTAACTAATAATGCTTCTGCTTGGTTTTCAAGAGTTTTTCCAGTTAGTTTTTCAAGTTGACTGTATGCATCTTCATACTTGCCTAATTGCTGTTGTTTTATTTTTAATATGTTATCCTGTTCTTTTGCTTGTAATCTTATCTCATTAAGAGTATTGGTGAATCCAAACAATGCTTGACCAGCATTAGAACCCTGCTCTCTTTGACCAAGAGATACCTCCTCAAGGAATTTCTCAAAAGTAAGTCCAGACTTCTTATCTGCTGTTGGAACTTGTAATTGATAAGTCCTTCTTAGGGCATCTAATTCTTCTTTTTTAATTGCTGTAGATGCTATCTGCGCTCTTTGGAATGGTCCAGTAGCTGCTGAAAATTGCTGAGTAAGTAGATTGAATTGACCCTGTGATAGATTTGCAATTCTATTGTATGCTCTTGCTGTAGCCTCTGCCTTTGAGTCAAGTATCCCAAGAAGTCTAATAAATAACTCTGTGCTTGTTATTGCCTGACCAACTCTATTTTTATATGCTTCCCAAGCAGTGCTAAGAGAGTTTAGTCTACCTTGGGTTGTATTCATATTCTTAGAGTTTGCTAACAATAAGTCAGACATATCTCTTAATGCATCGTCAGCAGACAAGGTTGCATCTGATAGTCTTTTTATTGCGTCTGCATTTCTAAGCAGTACAAATAATTGAGCTGCGGATGTTTTTCCAACAAGGTCAACAGCTTCAGACAAACTCAAGTTTTCACCAGCTAACCTCTGTATTGTGTCAGAAAGTTCTTCTCCTGGAGTTTTTATGTCAATAAAAATATCACGAAGACCAGTACCAATCTTAGATGCCTTGAATCCAGCATTAGAAAGGATTTCCATGTATCCACTTGTCTCTTGGAATGTAACCCCTAATTGATTTGCAATCGGACCAACATACTGTATAGCAGTTCCAAACTCTTCAAAAGAAAGCGCAGATTCGTTTATGGACTTTACAAGTGTTGCCGCTGTTGAACCAAGTTCAGATTGAGTTAGTCCAAACTGATCTGACACCTTAAACAACAATTCACCAACTTGAGAAAGGTCAGCACCCAAAGCTCTTGATGCCATAGAAATGACTCCAAGCGAGTCTGTTACACTTTCAATTGGAACACCAAGTTTAATAAGGCTTGACTCCAGTTGGATTATTTCACTAGTGGTGTAACCAGTTGATGACGCTACCTCAAAAGTTGCTTTTTGCAATTCTTCCATCTGGCTAGCAGTAGCACCAGATATTGCAGAAAGTGAAGCAAACTGCTGTTCTAATGAAACAAAAGTCTTAAAAGACTCTATCGTTATTTGCTTGATACCTTCAACGGCAGCAAAGACAGCACTACCAACACCAAGGAATCTAGTTACTGTTCCAAGTGTAGAACCTAATTTTGCCGGGGTAAATGAACCAAGAAACTTGTCCATAAATCCGCCACCTTTTGATGACTTACTAATAGTGCTTGACGCATCTTTCACAGCAGAATTAAAATTCCGTTGCGCACTTGCGGCAGCATTAATACTCTGTGTGTGAGTTTTATTTGCTGAAGAAAGGCTCTTTGTTCTTTGTTCAAGGACACTTGACGCTTGAGTTGTTTCCTTTATTACCTTAACTAGCTTGTTGTAGGCAACTGTATACTCAATTGTACCCTTCTTGGTTTTAGAAAGTTCGGCAGAAAGTCTTTTTAATTCTTCTGAAAGTTTTACAACATCAGCCGAAAGCGTCTTGGTATTCTTAGCCATTATAGGTCGAAGTTTGCAATAATCTGTGATTCAATTTCTTGAGATAGGTCGATGTCCCAGAGTTCGTTAAATATCTCAGAAGCACGAAGCACCGCAAACTGAAAGCCAATTTCAGCAGCGGTGATTAATGCAGTTTTGTTTTTAATGCCACCACGTTTTCTGATAGCCATCAAAATCCGATAGGCAAGTGCATTTCGCCAAGTCGGGTCTTGAATGTCTCTCTCATATATATACACTTTACCGGACTTACTTTTTACCTTCTGGAAGTAACGTGGTCTTATCTTCCAAGTAAAGTTTGACTTAGTATCTATCCAGTCTTGAATTGCCCATCCCGGATAATTTGAAGTGGTTAGCCCTTTGGATAGAACTGTGTCTATTCTCTTTGCGTAGAAAGGAAGAACGAGGTTATATTCAATTCTTACGTTGTATATAGCTCCGGTTTCTTTATCGATATTGTACCTCGTTCTTATGGCCCTCTCTTCCTGAATCATTAAAGCCGTTTTGTAAAGGTCGTAAGAACCTAAGTTCTTGTTGTCCTTTAATCTATTCGCAATACTATCCCTAACGCCTCTACTTCTCAATTCCTTGATAAGTAGTGAACGCAGTTGACCAGATTGTTTTTGTGGGCTTATCACAGTTTGCGAGAAATGCTACCACCGCATCTCTTGCACTGTTTGGTCTCATTGATGCCTCCGCACTCGATGCACTTGTACAAGTCTTCTCCGGGCGCTGGAACAACATCTAAGGTGTATTCACCAAGTACAATAGGCTGCGTAAGCTCTTCTGTTAATTCGATCTTCTTTCTCTTAGCCATCTTATTATGCTGTTAGATTGATGGGTCTTCCGTGCTTCTTTCTAGTAAAGATCATCGTGAAGCGTGTGTATGCTGAAGTGATGTTATAGTCATCACGAAGTTGGTTAACAATCTCAATTGTACCGAACTCTGCGTCCTTCGATTGCTGTTGAATGTAGTCCTGCAACTGACCGATAACAAAGATGTTCTCCTCGGTAGAAGACAGCAACTGCAAAGAGTCGTTCTCATCAGCCTTGTCAGCAACAAGCAGTAAAAACTCAACGCTGTAAATTGGTCTGTTTCCTTCTCTGGAAATGTCGCTAGACAAAGGAATCAAAACAAGCACACGAGGGCCTGGGTCAATGTTCTCAAGTTCTTCCTCGTTACCAAGGACTTTGAACTCGTTGACCATCATGTGCCTCTCTGCGAAGTCTTTAACAAACTCGTAAAACTCGACAAGATTATTCATATACAACCTTTTAATAATTTACAAATTACCGCCTACGCATCATATCCTCACGTCGCTGGCGGTTGTACTCAATCCGTCCCTTCTGAATTTTGTAAGCTAACTCCACTAGAACCTTAGACATCTTTAGCATCGTCACTTGGTCGTGGCGTAGTATATCTTCAGCCGCAAGTTCTCTGATGATGGAGTACCAATACCACATACGTCCGAATTGAGCCTCTGGCGAGCTGTCAGGCTCTTTCTCCTCCTCTGTGATAGATTCGTCCGGCTCTTGGTAGATAACGCCGTTAAACTTCTTAAAAAGCGTTTCCTCTCTGCTGCGAACAAACTCGTTGAAGATGGAGATACCTTCAAGGGCATCTAGCTGTGCTATTTTCTTTGAATGCGTTTGTTCAGCTTCTGAGTTGACATAATTGAACTCCTCGTCAGCCTTTGGCCTTACTATCAAGTTTAGAATCTGTAATTCCTTCGTGTCGGTCTGTGCGTTCATAATTTGCTCGATCATTATGAACTGACCAAGCACCATAGATTCTACGTCTGTAATTACATTGTAATCACTATAGATGGTATTATTTTCCTTTGGCACATCTTCCTCTTTAATCTTGTTAAAGATTTTGATGGCATCGAGCTTTGCGTAGACATCTAGACTTTCGTAGTATTGCTCAAGCGTACCACGGACTGCGTATTTCCGAAACTCCAGAAACGATTGTATCGTCATAGGAACATTGTTATTCCACCATCCTGCTCTTCCTTGCAGCACCAAGCGGCAATAGCCAGTGACATTACCATATCGTCGTGCTTTCCATCCGTGTTTGAGAATTGCATATTCCCGGTAACTGGATTGCGCTTTGACTTGAAGTCGTACAATTCCCTAATTAGGTTGTCGTTGTTTGGTATGCTGATTTCTTTATTGTCAAACAGACGTATCAAGTTGCGGATAATTTCCGGCTTTGTGTTGGCGGTGGTCTGAAACGGAACCAATTTGTGCAATTGCTCGTCGTCAGAAAGTTCTTCAAACAGCAAGTTGTTATTGTTGATTTCAAAGTAACAAGCGGCTAACTTGTTGTCATTGTTCCACTTATGGTAGAAGTCTTTAATTCTTTGTTTAAACTCGTGATTGTTCATCCCCTCCATCCGGTAGTGAAACCTATCGATGTCGATGATGTTATAGTTCTGATCTAGTGCCGTAAGCACCGTGTAATCTTGCGCCACACCGATGTCCATCCCAAGATAAGTTCTCTCTACATCGTCCGGGGTGGTTTGGGCGATGCAGTCCTCGATATTTTGAAACAAAGCATCGTGTGCTACAGGGCGACACAAGAACTCTTGATCGAACTGAGATTTTGTCATAGACTTGCGGATGCCAGAAACGGTCTTGTCGACAGCGGGGTCATTCAAGTCCAAGTAGGTTTTTTTAATGGAAATCACTTCTTCGGCGTTTTCTTCTTTAATACCATCATTGTACTTGTCCCAGAACCAGTTTTTGCCATTGAAGGTAGAGGCCATACACACCCGCCCACCTGTGCGAGTCACCATAGGAAGCAGAACTTCGTTGATGAACTCAATGTTCATATAGGCAGCCTCGTCAATGTAGATGTAATCCAGTGTAGCACCACGAAGATTGTCGCCCGAATCCGCTGAACGAAACTTGATAAACGAGCCGTTGTAAAAATAGACTTCATTGTTCTTTCTGTCAAAGCGTTTTACGATCTGACCAAACAACTCTTGGTGGTTGATAAACATCGCTTCGATGTCCTTCATCACCTTGTTGGCTTGGTCTTGAATAGGACTCACCCAAAAGCACCTATGTTTTTTGTTGTTTAGGCTGCGGTACAGCGCATCGTTCATCATAAAGAACGACTTACCCGTTTGGCGACCAGCAACGATCAAACTGATAAACGGCTTTTTTTCGTTTACCAACTTGTAAAACTCCACCTGTGGGGCCGTGGGCTTGTATAACTTAATCTCCATCCTCTGGCGTTATATCAATGTAGCCCATATCGTCCTCCACCGGAGCAGTGAGATCAATAGTAGCCTTGACATCGATGTTTGTCTTAGTCACCTGCGTAGGAGCCTTGTGACCCTGCATATCGTTAATGATCTTGATGGCTTCCATTGCTGCCTTGTAATCACCAACAGCAATAGACTCATCACGCATTACAACCAAAGCGTCTAGGTTCGTACCCTTAGCAACTGCGATGTTCTGTCTGAAGTCATCTACAGCCTGTCTAAGCTGCTTATAGAACTCTGTGCCGTAGTTATTCTTATCACGATAGTAACTCGTGTAATTAAGCTCCTTTGCTATCTTAGATTGCCTGTGGACACCTTCCTCCCGTAGACGCTGCAAGAAGCTCTCTTGAAGTGTAGTCAACTGCGCACCGTGGCCCTTGACCACGTTGTTCCTCTCGTCCCTAACTGCGCCAGCCATCACTTCATTCTGTATAACGGCATCTGATTGATACCAAGGTTTCCAGTGAACTCCAAGCTGTCAAACTTCTCTTGATACTCGTAGTGGTAGTGCTTCCATAGATTAGACATCACTCTAGCCTTACACGAAGAGCAGTAGGTGTGGCGGTCCTCCTTCTTATACACAAACTTACTCTCACCAATCAAAGAGTTGTGAGCGTCGAATACTTCTTGCTGCATACCATCAGGAATTATCTGCGTACCAGCAATCTTCAAATACAAATTGTAATCCATACACAAATATACACAATAAAGTGAATGTAGCAAATTCAAAGTGTCTGCGTATAATGTAATTACATCATAAGATGTAGATACATTATACATATAGCGTAAGCGTATTACATTATACTAATGTACTTACATTATAATTAGTTCTACATTATAATTTAATTATATACAAAATAATTAAAATAATTAAGTTGCATTTATTTGGTTTTAATTTGTCTTTCACAATTCCCCCCGTATAGAGTGGACAGACTTAACAAATCCTCTCACAGTTTGCGGTCACGATCAAAAGATTTAACACAAAATGTTTGGTGGGTAACTATTTTTGACAGGTGCAAAAAAAAAGATAAAACTTTTCTACATATTGTTTGGTAGTGTAGAAAACTTTCGTATCTTTGAGTAGTGATAGAAACAAAGTAGTTGACACTCCGTTCTGCTGGCGATGAGCCAGAGAAATGTAAAGACACCTTTGCAGAGAATAGTTATTGCCTTAACTATTCGTCACGACGTTCTTTTCTTATTTTGGTCCGAAAGTCCCCACCGAATTACCCGAAAGGCAATTTGGCGAAAAGGTGGCGATATTAGGCAAACTTTACCCACACAGGAAGCGTGGCGGAAGCGAAGGGGAACCATGGTAGGACATGGGGAACCGAGGGTAAAGCAAGGGCATAGAGACGAAAGGTGTAAATTTTCCTACCACTTTTGCAACCTCTCAAAGATTGCCCACCTAAGAAAATAGGGCGTGTGTAACGGGGTTACATATACGGGATGAATAACGTATATATCGGTCGTACCGATACACGCTCACTAAATAAAAACCAACACAATGCAAGGTACTTCATTTCAATGGGAATGCCGCAAGGTCGGTGCTACCATGTTCAACGCTAAGAGTTCCGCTATATGCGGTAAAATTATGCGCTCACCACAGGATACAAAAAAGAGCGCACGCACGGGAAAGGCACACAAGAAAGCATATAACAATTGCGCTCCGGATACGGACATGGGAACGCTTTTACAGATTGCACACGCTAAGCCAACCAACGCAAAGCAACGCAGGGCGGAGAACGAAAGAATGCAGGCATACAGAAATAAAGCGCAACAATTTCTAACCAACAATAACAAATAAAAAACCAACACAATGAAAAAAAGTACACTAATTTTTGCGGCTATCTTTATAGTCCTTTTATACGCAAGTATTGCAGTTGCCCAAAATTTCGGGGCGTTGTATGCCTTGCCTATATTAACCGTTTACATTATTTGGGTTGCCTTTGGGGTATGCCTTTTTGATATTCATCAAACCAACGCTAAAAAATAACCACTAAAAAACCAACACAATGGAAACCTACACTCAAACAATTGAAGAAAGCCGAGACCGTTATGTTAATGCAGCGGGCGTACTAAAAGGCACCATGCAGCACCTTGTAATGTTTAAACATATATACTCCCAGAACCCGGAGGATATGTTTTACTGCATTGAAAGCGTACTAAAACAAGTAGACGAAATTATTTACAACGACTAAAAACCAAAACAATGAAAACTGCGATTAAAGAAACTATTTTCAAAGTTCCGGATAAACTATTGTCCAAGGGTTCAACCAACGTTAAAACGGCTAAAAATAGCATTGAGACCCTTATCCTGTACCTTGCTCCCTTTACTCAAAATTCCAAGGGTATAAACCTATGCCCAAAGGCAACCGCAGGGTGTGCCGCTGCGTGTCTATTCACTGCCGGGCGTGGTGCATTCAGTAACGTAGCAAAATCACGAATGAACCGAACGGAATACTACCTACACGACCGACCTGGGTTTCTTGCCCAAACCGCCAAAGAAGTAAATAAAGCCGCCAAAAAAGTAGACAAACTTGCTGTAAGGCTAAACGGAACGAGCGATGTTAAATTGGTGGAAATGCTAACCCTTGCCCACGATATAGAGCCGAACGTGGTATTCTACGACTATACTAAAATTGAACGTAAGGCGGGGTTCCGTAAGACCGTGCAGGGACACGACTATATTGTGACCTACTCATTCAGCGAATCACCGGACGCTATACCTAACGCACTGCAAGTATTAAACCGGGGCGGTAATGTGGCGGTAGTTTTCCGCAAAGAACTTCCGGATACCTTCCTAGGATACCCAGTGATTGACGGAGACCAATCAGATATTATGATGTTATACAATCGCAACGTAATTTTAGGACTAAAGGCTAAAGGAAAAGCCAAGAAAGACACCACCGGATTTGTAATTGACTAACCAATAAAAAACTAAAACAATGGGACTACACGAAAAGTACATCGGCATTGATGAAATTGTCGACTACCTATACCACATCGGCATAAGTGACGAGAACGATCAAGACCTATGGATTAACACCAACCTAAACTATAAAACCTATTCTTTGTCAGACGAGTCTGCACTATTTGTATACGACTACATTGAGGAAAATCTTAATGGAATGGATATAGAAAAGAAAATTACGGACGAAGGTGTGTGCTGCCTTATGTGGGTAGTGGAAAGATTCCGCCCAGTGAGTTCCGGGTACGAAAAACCCTACTAATCTAAAAACCAAAAAAATGGCTAACAATTGCTATAACCACGTCCTGATCTCAGGCGATAAATTAATCCTTGACGAACTTCAAGAGAAGTTTAACAGCGAACTAAAGAAAGAGTCCTTCCAAAAATTCGCAGCGTCTTTTTTCAGTGAAGGGTATATAACCGATTCGGTAAACCTCGGCTCTAAATGGTGGGATTTATGGACAGAGCGCAACGAGGACAGGCATCTAATGGTAATTGGCGATAGTGCTTGGTGTCCACCAGACGAGTTCCTTCGCCTAATTTCGCTACACTATCCTGTGAAGATTGTAAACGAATACGAAGAACCAGGCGAGGGATTCGGTGGAACAACTACCTACCAATACGGTGATGTTGAAGATACCTGCTATACCTACCTTGAGTGGCTATGGGTTTCCGGTTGTGATCAATTCTGGGAAGAAGTCAGATGCTACGCCGAGAACTGCGAAGACTTTGCAGAATTTAAGGAAACATACCTTGACAACTTTTTTACACCACTAAGTGAAAAAGACTTGCAGGATATTGAAAAAGAGTTTAACTTTGTAAACAACTAATAAACAATTAACCATGAAAGTATCAGCACCAAAAGATGTACTGCACGTTATTCGCAGCATCGCATCAGAAACCGGATCATTCTTTTCCGTGACCTTTACCAAACTAAATGGGGAGGAGCGCAAAATGGTAGGTCGCTTCGGAGTTACCAAACACCTAAAAGGTGGTGTTCGCACTGCCCTGCAAGAGGATTGGGTTATCTACTCAGTACAGGACAAGGGCTATCGCACCGTAAAGCAAGACAACGTGAAGTCTGTTCGTATTCACGGAATCGAGTATCAATTCTAAAAACCAAAACAATGAAAGTATTAATTATCGACCCCAAAAAAATGAAAGTATTGCCTGTAAGAAATATCTACTTCTACAAAATCGTTGAGGTAGAAGTAACAAATAATGGACAATCTACCAACGTGTCAGTATCGTGGCAGGATTCAAAAGGTAAGCGGCACTACCAAGAGTGGGATGGTGAGTTTGGTGAGGATGATTTTGTAGAGGAGTTCGGATTCAAACTAAAAAGAGACTAAAATGGAATACGGCAGAAGAATATCTTGGTCTATTGATACCGCTATGCAGATGGTAGAATTTCAGCAGCGGCGAATAGAGGCCCTAGAACGAGAGATTGAGAGACTCAATGAGGCATTTGTCCACCGAGCAGAGAAAGTCCTTTAAATCGCCTATAAATGACTATATCGCCACTACACGGTAACGAATGGGACTTGATCTTCGCAGGTAAGCGGATTCAAATGAACGATTGGCTTGATGCGCTACTCCAGTACGCCAACTCTTTGGAAGACCGGGAGCAGCGAAGCAGGGTCATCAACATTTGGAAAAACCTATACGACGTGTTCACGGACTATGAGACCTACTGCAAAGACTTATCACACATTGGTAAAATAATGCAGGAGACCAAGTCCAAGTACCACACTATCCTCACTCAGAGGAATGACTTTATGCAGAAAGCAGCCGACCTAGAGAAGGCGCTAGCCGCTATACAACAAGAAAAATTTGAAACCCCTATTGACTTCTAACTATAATTATATTATATTATATATATTAATATATAATTTAATAACATTATATAATGTAATTACATTATGCTACACAAAATTCTGAAGAAAGACCTGATTGGTATCGTTGAGTTCAAACTTGGCGTAGACCTTCGTGCATCTACTCGTAAGCGAGAGGTGGTGTACTACCGCCACGCAGTGGCGTTCATCTTATATAACAATGCCGATATGGGGCTGTCTGAGATTGGTCGGTTGTTAGGTAAGACCCACGCAACGATCATCAACAGCATCAAGGAGGTAAAGAACCTGCTTGAGTGTGGAGACCGACAGATGTCTGTTATCTACGACGAGGTATATCAAGCCGTAAGAAACACGCTGGGAAATCGTTTCAAGACTGACAATGAGTATCAGACTATGGCTACCGAGATAGTATCTATATTGCGCTCTAGAGACCCTTATTTTGGAAATTCAAAGTATGCTACCAACCGGATGCTATACTTCATTAAGAAAGAATTGGAACACGAGGAAGAACTTAATCAACCACTGTAATGGATAAAGTAATTAGAGACATCGCTGTACTTGCAGCGTTCTTTTTCCTTCTTGGAATCATTGTTGGAACAATCGTCGGTGAATTAATTTAACAAAAAACAAAATGACTGAAGCAAAAGAAATCGCACAACGGCTATTTGACTCAGAGTTGCAATACTTAAAGTTGGCTCTTGGTTCAAAATTGGATGGTGGTTACATTGCTATGCTAGCAATAGATGGAGCGAAGCGTCAAGCGCAGGAAGTTGCTGATGCTATTGGGTGTCTGCCAGATGAAGCATTTGGAATGCGTGAACTTGAACTATGGTGCAACGTGGTTGAAGTTCTTTATGAGTTGGAACCATACGAAGTTTACAACCATGAGTAAAAAGGACAGGTATTCTGATCGGCAGAACTACTACCGATTGGTAGAGCAGGGGCTGGCTAAGAACGACTATAGCAATTCGTTTCTTAACCATTTTGGATTCTGCGCTCCGGAGTTGGAAGAGCGTGATTCTTACAATCGTAAGAAATACTATCGTGGTACTATTGCACTTCGTGGTGGTACTATTGATGCCGAATAATTACTATCTTTGTTCGTGGCTCCGTAGTTAAACGGATATAACAAGTGCCTTCTAAGCACTGGTTCCCAGTTCGATTCTGGGCGGAGCTACAAAAACTAAATTATGGAAGAAGACTATCAAGACTTCCACGATGGAAGCATATCTAACCACCAAATAACAAAGCAATGGAAGTACCTAAGCACGTTCGTCTTGCAACTAAACTAATCATCTTACAGCAGTGCCAGTTGGAGCTGATGGATGAGCTGAAAGAGACAAGACTGTACAAGCACGACATCAAGTCATTGGTAAACAACCTAACGGCTAAGTTGGAGAAGCACTTGCAGCAGTATCTTGATACGCTTGATGACGAGGAAAAAGACTTGTCGTTCTCAAGTATGCAGCGTGGTATACACAATATGCTTGAGGCATCACTAGAAGAAATTCATTTACAATCTTGAAATGAAAGCAATTCTTGAATTTAATTTACCAGAAGAGGAGACAGAGTTTATGGAGGCCGTCAACGGCGGTATGTTCAAGCACGTCCTTTGGCAGTTAGACCAAAACCTGCGATCGAACTTAAAGTACGGAGAGTTGCCAGAGGAAAAGTACAAATGCTACGCTACGATACGGAAAGATTTGCATTCGCTACTTAATGCCAATAATTTGACAATTGAATGATGCAAATAAAAACAAAATAGAAATGACCGACATTACTAAATGCACGGGGGAGGGGTGCGAACTAAAAGAAACGTGCTACCGCTTCACTGCCCCTACGGGAATGTGGCAATCCTACTTTATGAACCCACCTATTAAGGATGGCAAGTGCGAATACCAGTGGGATACTAACACCAACGAGAAGCTAAATAACACGGCAGAAAAGATTGCCTATTGGCGTAAAGAAGAAGATGCCTTAAACCGCCGAATGAATATCATTGGACAAAATGGGAATACGGGAGAGCATTATGAAGAATTAGATGAAGGATAAGCACTACGACGCACTGTCTGAAAGCATTGACAAGGCCTTTAAGCAATTAAAGATGGAACCAAACTATAACCTAAAGTTTTTTATTATCTCGAATATGATGGATAAAACTTCTGATGACCAAGAAGAAAATTGGTAGTGATGTTGTTTTTTATCCAAAGTATTGTTATATTTGTAATGTTTAATTAAAACCAAAAACAATGGCAACTAGAAAACAAGAAGCGCCAGAGCTGCCCACTTCATTCGATGAGGTAGCAGTTCAAACCCTGCCCACATCATCGTTTGATGATCGGCTGATTGCAGTTCAACACGAACTGAAAGCCCCAAAGGGGCAGTACAACTCCTTCGGTAAGTACGCCTACCGGAACGCAGAGGACATCCTTGAAGCAGTAAAGCCGCTACTCAAGAAGTATTCCTTGCGGATGACTATCAGCGACACGATTCATTCTGTTGAAGCCAGCGGAATGATGTACGTTGAGGCCACGGTGTCGGTAACTGATGGTCACACCTCGGCACGGGTATCTGCACAGGCAGGTATTGACCCGAATCGCAAGGGGATGGACATCGCCCAGTCCTTTGGCTCGTCATCGTCCTACGCTCGGAAGTACGCACTCAATGGTATGTTCTTAATTGACGATACCAAAGATGCTGACGCTACCAACACCCACGGAAAAGGTGCGCCAGTATCACAGGCTCCAGTCAAGCAGCCACTGACATCAGAAATCATTGATCGCATGAAGACTGCTGTTGAGTTTGGGAAGGCAGAAGATGTACGCACAGCCCTTGTGAAGTACGCTGCAACAGAAGAGCAGATTAAGCAAATCTTCGGTTAATGTTCCAAACTGACGAAGAATACTACTCCGATAGAGAATACCTGTCGAACTCCTCGATGGGTATTCTTATGGAGTCCCTTGACAAGTTCTACCTTTGGAAGAACAGACTCTGGGAACAGAAGGATATTCCTGCCTACTACTTTGGTCGTGCCGTTCACTCCTACTTCTTGGAGGGTATTGATCTTGCAGTAGAGTATGCTGACAGAAGGTACGGTGCTGCTTACAAAGAGTTTGCAAAGCTCAACGAAGGCAAAATTATCCTTACTTCAAAAGAGTACGAGAACTATTGCGCTGTGCGTGAGAGGCTTGACTACTCCCAAGAGTTGACTGGTCTTATTGACCGTTCAATCTTCAAGGCTGAAGTTCCCGCTGTCGGAGATTCCTTTGGTGTTCCTGTTAAGGCAAAGGCAGACGGAATACTTGACGATGGTTTTTCTCGTGTCATTATTGACTTGAAGACCACTTCAAGCTCTGTTGCTGACTTCCATAAGAAAGCCAGAGAGTATAACTACGATAGACAAGCAGCCCTTTACAAGCATTTGTTTGGTGGCGATAGGTTTATCTTTGTAGTTGTAACGAAGGAACATCCTGTTGAGATTGGTATCTTCGAGTGTTCGGACGAGTTTATTGACCGAGGTGTTGCAAAACTGATTGAAGCCACATCACTGTACAAGCATTGCTTTATGGATGGTGAGTATAAATTCGGTAGCGTTTACCGTTCAACACTTTAACTATGTCCGAAAAAAAATCAACACAATTCGAGAACTTAGTTCTTGATACTGTATGCTCACGGATAGGAGGTTTAGACAAAGACTTAATGCTAAATGGATCAAAGAAAAAAGAATCAGTCCTCGCAAGAGCATTGTGTGCAGCCGTTCTTTACAACCACGGAATCATCGTGGCCCGAATCGCACGGCTTCTTAACATCCACTATAAGTCTGCATCTCACTTATGCCTATCCCACCAGAACAGAATGGCTGACCTTCAATACTCCCACTTGTATCGGGTGCTATATAGTTCAGTGACTACAGAAATGCAAAACCCAATTGACATCGCATCACGGCTTGAGCGAGCAGAAGCTGCTATTGCGAGAACAGAACAACGTATTAATCACCTGCAAGAATTAATTTTAAATAAATAAAAACCATGAGCGACAAAACATTCATCGGCAAGGTAGACGTGATTGCTACCCAGTACGGAGAGATCATCAAACTGAAGTTTGGTCCACAAGACTTCGAGAAAATGGCTGAGGCCAAGAACGAAGGAGGATGGCTGCACATCGACATCAAGTCTGGAAAGAATGGCAAGTATGCCGAGATCAACAATTACAAAGCATCTGGTGCTGCTCCGCAGTCTAGTGGAAAGCGTGTTGACTCACAGGCTCCTGTTGTGAACGACGATTTGCCGTTCTAATTTTACAGCAATCTTAATAACGAGGGGGACTTGTTCCCCCTCTTTTTTTGCTATGGAAGAAATTAACGACGACATTTGGTACACCGAGGGTGTATTCACTTGGAAGAAAAAGATTGGCAGTGGGTACCACAACGTCATCAAGAAAGGTTGGATTATGTCCTATGCTAGCGAGCTAGAACAAATCAACAAGGACATAATTGCAATGGGTATGAGTATGGCCCGGCTTGGAGTAAAAGACAGCACAAAAGTTAAGGACTTTCGCCTAGCGGAAATAACCAAGTCCGAATTACTTGGAAAGAGAAATAAGTAATTAAGAAAAAAAAACAATGAAAGAATTTATCTTCACCGTAGACAAGGTGCGTGACCAACTTAGGTCTATGCGTACCGAGGGTATGAAGCGTGGTGACTATCCCGGCTTCTCAGGACTCTTTGACAAGTATTCACTCAAGCGTGGAAGTACCACCTACATCTATGCTGGGGCGCATCAGGGTAAGTCTCAGTTTGCGTTTGAGATTATGATGAACCTTTCCCAGTACAGTGGTTGGAAGTGGGCTGTATACTCCCCAGAGACCGGCTCTCCTGCTGACTTGTTCGCAGAATTATGCTGGGTGTACCTGCGTAAGCCTTACATCCTCAATGATAAGATTACTGCATCAGATGATGAGGCTGAACGTGCGCTTAACTTTATTATGCAGCACTTCTTTATCATTGATTGTGGCCTAAAGGATATGACCATCGAGGGTTTCTACACTTCGGTTGAGGAGATTGAGAAGTCTGGAGTAAAGATTGACGGCTGTTGTATTGATCCATTCACAGAGATTAAGACAGACATCGCTTCCGGTGTCCGTGATGACATCGCCATCGGTCAGGTACTTACTCGTGTGCGTAAGCACTCATCAGAGCGTGACTACCACACCATCGTTACCGTACACACCAAGCACCAGCAGACAAAGTACAAGAACGGAGTTGGCTATGTGGACATCCCGACTATGAACGACATCGCAGGAGGTATGCAATGGTCACGCAAAGGTATGATGATTGTCAATGTCTGGCGCTGTCCTTACGGCCTTGAGGACGAACACGGAATCCCCTACGAGCCTAATCAAGTTAAGATTAGCATCGTCAAAGCCAAGCCAAAGATTGTCGGCAACTTGGGTTATGTTTATATGTACTACGACAGAGTACGCAACAGATATTATGAAATGAAAGATGGAGAACGATTCTACGCAGCAAAGCAATACGAAGAAAAGCCAGAACCCAAGCAAGGAATCCTTAACATTTGACCCTAATGGATGGAAAGCAAACTGGCTAAAGTTTCTAGTAATCTACTTCACCTATAGTTTTGAAAAACGAAATGAGTGTGAGATAGTTGGAGACAGGCTATCTATCAATGGATACATCTTTAAAGTTGACATTAATGACTACACCGGGTCGGAAGAAAAGTACATATTCTTTAATCTTCACAATGGTCGTATTATTGTTTGTAATGGTGATAAAAAATCTGTTCACCGTGTAGAGTTTGATAATGCGGAGGAATAACTACATTTGCTTATGAACACGTCACAACAAATTGAAGAAAAGTGCGATGCGATCAAAAAACTTCTCACCGAAAAGAATCAAGCGTATGGAGATTCTGCTCTCAATCCTGCTAATATCTTTGGTCGTGGGAACGCCATTGATAATCTGGGTTGTAGACTTGATGACAAACTGATGCGTATCAAGAACTCCGGCATCAATGACTTAACGGAGGATACAATCTCTGACATAATCGGCTATTTGATTCTACTTCAGATAGCTATTGACCGACAGAAATGAGAAACACAGGAGCTGGAAAATTTAGCCGTGCTTCGTACAACGAAGACAATGATTGGGGGATACAGCAAGTATCATCCTTTGTTGTTTCTAGAGGTTACGAAGTAATTCCCAAACGTGAAGAAGATTACGGCATTGATATTGCCGCAATCAAAAAGGGAGAACTGGTGTTCTTAGAAGCCGAGGTTAAGGTTAACTATCCTTGGACTTGCAAGGACGACTTTCCATTTCCAACAGTGTCTTTTCTTGCCAGAAAAAAGAAGTGGGATCACATTGAGTTTTGGTATGTTGTTGTCTGCCGTGAGACAGGTGCATTTGTTATGTGCAAGAGCAGTGAAATTTTCAAGGAAGAGTACAGAACTATCAAGCACATCAATTCCAAGTATCGGAAAGGTATTGATGTAACTTATAATGTACCTAGAGATAAATGTATATTCCTATGGCCCAAGACATTACAATCAAAATAACATTACCAAAGCCACCAAGCCTCAACGAGTATTATGCTGGGAGGCATTTTGCAATTAGAAAAAAACAAGGAGATGCTTACAAAAAGATCATTAAAGAGAAGATTTCTGAGTACGATGCGCACTTTGCGGAAGGCTTTGAGCTACACATTTTTTACAATAGTCGGTTTGATTGCGACAATAGTATTCTTTGTGCAAAATTTACGGCTGATAGTCTTGTTGATATGGGCGTGGTTGAAGATGACAGTCCTAAGTATTTCAAGTCGGTTCGTATCGACTATGACGGGACTATGGAAAAGAACACATACATCGCACAAATAAAACTATTTAATGTCACAGAAAGAGATGAGTATTCCGAGCAGTCCCTACTACCAAGATCGAGAGGTAAGACAAAGAGTAGACGCACTCCTCAAGGAGGCTAAACTCCTTTACGCAAACACCGGAACAGAAACCACCAAAGAACAGATGGAAGATGTCAGACGTAGAGAGAATGAACTCATTGATATTATTTCTCGCCTCGATAACTCGTTCGCCAAAAGAATCAGACCGTATGGATAAAGTTACCTACTTTAATGCTGATGAGCAGATAGAGTTGTATAAGGCAATTAAAACGCTTTTAAGGACCAAAAATAAAGTCAGCTTAATCAGCATATCATTTATAACAGAAATGCCCTTAGAATACCTCTATGGTGGCTTAGACGACATTATAATCATATTAGACAGTGCCTCAGAAGAACTCTCGATACGATAAGGCCGCTGTTGAGCGTGAAGCAATCATTTCCAAGTTGTCTGGAGTGATTACCAACACGCTTGGTCAATACATCTTGGACAGGTGTTACGACATAGCGCACAAGTATTTTGATACCAACAACCCAGAGGTGCGGCAGGTGCTTATTGATGAGGCTGTTATGCGTATCTGTGAACGTTTCTTGCATTACTACGAGGAGGATAAGAGCGCAGCAAATCTTATCATCGCTATGGCTAAGACTACAATGATAAATAAGGTCAAGTCATTTGCTTGGTCTGACATCTACGGACAGAAAACAAAAGTTCGTATGCAGGTCTTTGAAGATGGTGAGTGGGTTTACAAGTTTATTAAATCACAGAAAGACGATAATTTAAGCCAAGAATTATGATCCAAGAAATTATTGAAGTCCTTTACTGGAGTGTGCTAATCTCAGCAACTCTTGTTGGTGTCTATGTGTTTGACTATACGCAGTACATTATTCAGAGTTTGTTTGACTTTAAGCCATTCAACTGCATCTATTGTATGTCTTTCTGGGTGTCTGCAATCTTCTTTGCATTAAACGATATAAACATATTCTTCGCCTTCGTTACTTCGTTTATGACAAATGAAATGTTTAAGAGGTTTATCAAATGATTCCAAACGAACACGCAGGGCATCACGTCATCTATGGATGTGATCCAGGTGACTGTGATAAAAATTCTTGCACCTGTAAATTAAATAAAAAAGAAGATGCCAATCCCAATCCCAAAGAAAGAAGAGAAACAGAAGGAGTTTATTGAGCGCTGTATGTCCAATCCTTCAATGGTTATGGACTACACGATGAACCAGCAGAGACTTGCTATTTGCTACTTGAGCTGGAAAGAAAATAAGAAATAAAAAGAGGGGACCGAAGTCCCCTCTCTACCAAAAAACAATGAAAGCAACATCGAGTAACCACTCTCGATGAACAAATATACACTATTCCCTCGTTCTAACCAAGAGTGAGAATAAATAAATAATAGATGCGGCAAAAATAACCTGCCAGAAGAATCTATAATCACCTTTCTTCTCTTCTACCGAAACAGTTTTCGTAATGTACTTTGTCACCGGAATAGTGTCTGGTTGACATTTAGCCTCGACATAAATCAATCTATCCTTGTACTGAAGATTAACGGACACCCCGTCTTGAATGATTGTCGTGTCCCTTAGAATCTCCACCGTGTCTCTTAGTGTTCTTTCCTTGGTCACTATTGTCGTGTCCCATTTTTGAACGTGTACATTCGCCCCTTTTGCAATTGCACGTTTGAGGTGCCACTTCGCAGAACATCCGCCAAAAAGGAATATAGCAGTTATTAAGATGAGCAGGTTTCGCATAAGTCTGGATTGTCTATGTTGCAAATAGGCTGTTGCGCTTGTTCTAAATCCTTGATGAAATCTTCAAAGCTCTTTTCCATAAATTTTTTGAGATAATGCTGGTGTATAAAGTGGATATTCAGTTTTGGTTTTCTTCTTCATTGCAATCCTTGTTTCCTTTCTGTTTCCCGTCTCTTTATAGGAAACGTGAATCCACTTTGGCTGACCGTCTTGATGATACTCAAGAATCATTTGGTCAAAGTCCATGTTGTTGTAGATGTATGCAGCTACCTCAAAGTTGCTTACATCAATACCTTCTATGTCGGCAGCCTCTCCTCTGACGTGTTGGCTTCCAGAATGTGAACCAACAGCAGAGTTTACTTCCAATGATCTGAAGGCGCTATTAACCTGCAAAGGCCCTACTGCATCACGAAGTGGCTGCAAAAGTCTACGAACCAATAATCTGATTCGTCTGTCTTGATCACGACTAGGAACATTCCGAAGACCAGTATTGGTCTTGGTCAGTTCTTGCATCGTAAAGTTTGCTGATATATTCATTTTTACTTATTAGTTTGATTTAATAACGTGTCTTAAATTGCACTAATAATATACGTTTTGTACCTTTTAAGCATCATTACGCTCAAAAGTACGACTTAATGCACAATAAAACAATCAAGCTCGGATAAATTCCGAATTGTGTTATCTTCCTTGACCTTTGTATTTCTTTTGCTTGGTCTTGGAGTGCTTGGTATGTCTACCCAACTTCTTCCTTGCCCTTGGCTTTCGTTCTTCGATTTGTTGTTTTGCCATTTTCGTCTTTTAAAAATAGTAAGTAAAAACCACCGAGCGTAAAGGTAGACACCTCGGTGAGAGATGCCTTGTCTAGGAACACTAATAAGAAGCATACAAAGAGTATTGACATCCCAAGCAGGGTACTCTTCCAACTGACAAATAAACGCTCTATAATTGGCTTAAAATCCATCACGCTTAATGTCCCTGTACCACTTCCAAGCGGTATAGGCAATTGATAGCAGCATCGCTGTGATGCCAAGCACTTGACTAAAGTTTGCCAGTATAAATGAGCCACCAGTTAGGAGCCAAGGCTTCGCTACTTCAACGGCTGTTGTATCTTTCATTTTGAATAAAGTATATATTAATATACAATATCAGTTACTAAAAAACCCCGCAAATAGCGGGGTCTTCTAGACACTTTATGTTGTTTTATTCAACGACCTCAGCATCAGGAGATTCCGCTGGAGTAAACTCTCCAGTTTGAATATCCAGTGTGCCGGGGCCATACTCTTTTGAGATTTCCTCAACGATTACTTGAACCTGCTCGGCAGTTTCTTTAACCAGTTGATATACTTTTTCCAATCGCTCGTCAATTTCTTTCTTAGCCATTGTGAGTGAACCTACTTCAAGAGTCAGTTGCTCCTGCATCTGCTTGAGTTCGACAACCTTTGAGAGCTGCTCTTCTTTTACTTTTGCCATTGTTAATAAATTTGTTTATACAAATATAGTAAATCTTTTTGCTTATACAGCATAAGGTTCACTAACTCCGATTGTTAAAGTTACGCTCGGAGGATTAATTTGGTTTGCAATCTGGGTATCCAAAGATGCTTCCATCTCGTCAATGCGTTCTTGACCCATCTCTTCCTTTACCCATTCAGTAACCTGATTCAAGAAGGTAGTACAAGCCTGTTCGTCAGTTGGTGATGGGAATGGCAAGAAGCCCTCTGGCTGGATGGTGTCAGTAGAGATTGTCTGTGTGCCAATAGACACAGCGTAGTAACGCTTTTCAGCAACAATCTGCTCTGCGGTTAAACGCCAATGAACGTTGTAGACAACATCACTAAACTCTTGATATGATGGATATACATCAGTTGTTCGGCAGTCCCAAGTATATGTAATTTGATTTGACATTTAATTGTTTATTAATTTAATTTTGAATTAAGATAATCAATTTGAACTTGCTGTTCTTTAACAGCCTCTATTAATAGACCAATTAACTTTTCATATCTTACAGCTAAGTATCCACTTGCATTAGTTCTGACAGCCATTGGTAAAATATCTTGAACCTCTTGTGCGATTATGCCAGTATCGTGACCAGAGTAACCGTGAGATTGCTCAAGTTCTTTAATCCAATCAAACTCAACACCGTTAAGTCTTTTGATTTTATCAATTGGATCTGTAATGTTTTTTATGTTTTCTTTTAGTCTTAAATCAGAAGAAGAAAACGGTACAATATCATTTGAAGCATCTATTCTACCAGCAGTTGCGCTAGCATTTACTCCAACACCCAAAGCACCAGTTTCAATTTTAACACTACCCTTTGTCAATACTGTTCCAGTACCACCTACAATGCTACCAACGGTAAGTGTATATCCAGTAGTTGGAGTAGTTGCAATAGCCACATTTTTGTTTGCACTAATGGTAACTATATCATCATTGTTAAAAAATCCAAGCCCAATTGAATTTGAGGTTGATCCACTTGATTGATATATAAAGTTTATTACATATGCATTATTTGTGGAGTTAGCCTGACCTACAATAATATTACCCTTCTGACCAGCAGTTAATCCTGAGTTATACCCAGTAAACGTACTTTGTCCAACTAAGAATCTTGTTACAAAATTTCCTTCAACAAGATGCACCTTAGCACTAGGTGCCGTAGTACCTATGCCTAATCGAGCATTTGTATTATCCCAATATAAGTTAGAGGTACTTGTTATTGTATTAGTACCACTCCAATATGCTATACGTGTTGCTGTTCCTGTTCCTGTGACAGGGTTTGTTAAAACTGCTTGATAATCTGTACCTGCCGTTGCAGCCACTAAATCTCCGCTAGCATTGGTTTTTAATAAAGAAGAGATAACAGAAGATTGCCTTATTGTTCCAGTAACATCAAGTTTTGCTCCAGGACTTGTTGTTCCAATGCCGACGTTGCCAGCGGATGTAATTCGCATTCGCTCTGGTGGTATTGCGCTTACCACATATCCGTTCTGTGTATGGAATGTAAGCATACCGCTATCTGTTCCACCGTAAGACTCTGCGCCCCCCATAACGGCAGCTCGGTATGATCCGTGAGTAGGGCCAGCATAACCGAATTGAAGCCCCCTAATAGTGTCGCTTACGTTAATAAAAGCATCACCATTATTTAGGTTTAACAAACTTACTGGGTTAGTAGTACCAATACCAACGTTGCCATTTTTAAACACATACCCAATGAAGCCTGTTTGGTTTCCATCAAATTCTAAAAATCCACTTGTATTGCTTCTTGAAAACGTGTAACCTAAATCATCGTTTGTGTGGATTGTTAAAATCGGGCTTCCGTTATTTACGTTTGATTTTATCAGAGCCGTTCCACCAACAACGTGCAATTTTACCGATGGTGATATAGTTCCAATACCAACGTTGCCACCGTTTGGATTCAAAGCCATACTAAACGACACTCCATCTGACAATCGAGCAGATTGAACCCAAGTTCCATATCCACCCGCACCATTGTCTTGACCAATTGCTAATCCAACATCTGCTCCGTATATATATGCTGCTGAATTGGCTATGGAAACTGTATTTGATTGAGCGCCTTTTGCCACTTGCAATTTTGCCGTTGGCGATGTTGTCCCAATACCAACGTTGCCAGTAGAGATGATTCTCATTTGTTCAGAGCCACCAGACTGAAGCACTAAATCATTTCCGGAATTTCTTCCGTGTACTCCACTACCGTAAGACCCGTCACCACTGAAAAATATACCGTTATTTACAGCACCAAATATGTCGGTATCAAAATATGCAAATCCAGCAACGTGCAATAACCTTAATGGACTAGTCGTCCCAATGCCGACGTTGGTTCCGTTGTCAAAGATTTGCGAATTTCCAACGGTGCTTGTTCCCGTGAATTTGGAAACGTAATTCGTCGTACCCGTTCCCGTGACGGGATTCGTCAACACCGATTGATATTGCGGAATGTTTAGGACGCCGGTTGTATTATTGTACGTTGCCGCACCGCTTGTTCCCGTGGTGGTCAAACTTATTGCCGCCCTAGCAAGAGCGTTTGTGTATTGTGTTATTGTCGACGCAACAGTAAAAGATGGATAACTACCCGATACGCTTATTCCACTGCCTGCGGTTATGATTACTGTTTGGTCTGGTAATGAATTGGTAATTACACCAGTTGTGCTATTGTAACTAATGCCCGTACCAGCACTAATACTTGCCCTTGCTAAAGCATCAGTGTATTGTGTAATAGTAGAAGAAACTACTCCTGTTGTATTGTTGTAGCTAATCCCAGCTCCAGCGCTTAGTGCTAAACGAGTCCTAGTATTGGTATAGTAGAGGTTAGTTCCCTCTGCTATGTTCGTAGTGGTCAGAGTAACAGCACCACTTAATCCGTTTACACTAGAAACACCAGTAATAAGCGCACCTATGTTTCCATTTAACTTCTGTATAGCACTTAAAATAGTATCTGCTGAACTGATAACTCCAGCACTACTTGCATACCCAGTTAAGGTACTACCGATTCCACGAGCATTTGTAAAATAAAGATTACCACTTTCTGTTACTTGAGCAGTGGTGTAATCTCCACTAGTTGCAACGACAGCACCAGTTCTTCCAAAAACAGAAGTAACAACGTTTGTGTTAATGTCAGTCCAAGATGCGGTAATCGTTCCACCATCTTGTTGAGTTAGTGTCAGTGTCTTGGTGGTCGTGCCAGTTACGGCAGCACTATTTATTTTGTCATTGTAAGCAGCAGTAAAGTTTGTCCAATTAGAAGATGATAGCAGTCCTCTATTTGTACCAGATGCTGTTGGGATATTAAACCTATGAGTGTCGGAAATAGAACTGATATTAAAATCAGTTCCGCTACTGCCGGTGGCAAAATACTGAACTTGTTTAGTCAGTCCATTAAGTGCGTTAAGTCCAGTAGAGAAAGTGGTAATAACTTGACACAAGTGTCCGTTTTCAGTATGTAGAGTTATTGTTCTTCCGCTGTGAATTACATAAACCCTTATGGCTAACCTATCTGTTACAGCAAGTGTAGTCTGTGGAACAGCAAGGGCTCCAAAGTATGCAGATACAGTTGTACCAAAGGCTATAAATTCTGGAAATGCTGAATTATTTGCAATTGGTGTAAAGGTTGTTCCATTGTACTTGCTTAACTCAACATAAAAAGATGGAGTTCCTCCACTTGAAGATGAGCTAAAGTAAAATTCAAAGTTCCAGTTTCCACCGGGGATTTCTAGTAAAGATGGATCATTAGCATCTGTTATAAACTGGGCAATGTATCCATCAGCAGCAATAGTAAAATCAGTACCAGCACCAATAATAGGTGTTTTGTTAAGCTCACGGTAAACATTACCGCCAAGTGTGCCTTGGTTTACACTACCATTAAGGTAGTAACTAACACTAGAGCCACCCCCGCTACTAGTCGGAAAGTCTCCTAGCTGACCATCGCCACGAACATATTGTGCAGCAGTGCCAGCGGCTCCGATAGCAATGGTTCCACTACTTGTAATTGGCGAACCAGTAACTGTAAATGCTGATGGTGCTGTTATAGCAACGCTAGTTACGGTTCCAGTTACGCCAGCAAGAGAAGTTGCTTTTCTTACAACTCCCTGTGCATCAACAGTAAGTAGGTTTGTGGCAGTAGAACCAAGTGGGTCTGGGTCGTAAATTAAATCTCCCCCAATCTTTACATTATTTAGGAAGTGCTTAAACCCCGCAATGACTTGATTGCCAAGCGTTCTTACAAACGTGGCAAGGCTTTTCTTATTTACCATATCTTATTCTTGACACTCTCCCTCGATAATGAAATCGGGGTAGAAAATTGGTGAACCATTATAAGTATCTTCCTCAACAAATTTATCATTGTCAGAGGATTGAGCAATGGTCAAAATCGTTGGCTTGCTCTTAATAAAGTTCACAACTCTTTTGTCAACATAAGAAATCTTACTATCGACAGCAGAGATGATTGAGTCAAGGGATATTTGATCGGATTTCTGCTCTTCGTTTTTTGTTTTAGAAGTAGCGCTACGCAAGAAAGTAACAGCAGAACGCACAGAATAAAGTGACAAAGACAACTGTACCAATTTAAACAACTTTGCTTCGTCGGTTGTTAGTGTTTGGTTTGTGACTTTCGTGTACAAGTGTTCGTACAAAGCACTACCAAGCAAGTCTTGAATGGAAGTAACTTGCTCTAGTGAGATAATTGGGTAGAGCGTACCCTTGTCGAGCCTCTGGGGGAGAGGATACGTCTTGTAAACGTACTCGTCATTGATGAAGATAGTATCAACCATTGGTTATATCTTGAGTGTTAGCTCCTTTTAGAGACTCTAAATTTACTAATTCCTCTTCAATTTGGATATTAATCTTGTCGTATCCAGCAACAGAAAGGATTCTATTGTAAGCAGCCAATACTAACTCACGGTTTGGCAAGGTCTCGGTAGCCCGGAAGATTTGATATGCACCTACCAATTCATTTCCAGTGCCACCCAATCTACCAGCCACCATCACACCAAACAATGTCGGAGACGTGATATTATGCGCTGTAAGGATCTTTGCATCGTTTAAACGTGACAACACATCAACAGTCTTGTCAAGATTGCTTACATCAAGCGGGGTGAACTGAGGAGCCTCGTCTTTGTTTTTAACCCAAGATGCAATTACTGTTTCTCCTTCAGCGCCAGTAAATGAAGCCTTGAACTTGTTGAACTCCTCACGCTTCTGCTCGTTGGTCATATTGCGACCAATGAAGGTGGCTAGTACCTTTGGGCTGAAACCATTCTTGGCGGAGTGTTGGATGTGTTTACCAAACTCAAAGTCCGCAGCAATAAAGTGATACGCAGAGATGTAGTTTGGAACTCCGTAGAACTCGTTACCAGAGTATGGGTTCTTAACGTAGAGAATTTCCTCTCTGTTTTTAGAGAACTTATCAAAGGCAGGAATCAAACGTGGCTCATTGTCTTGCATCGACAAAGCGTTTGGCCCAAACTTCCTCCGAACAATGTAGTGTGTGACCTTTCCATCCTTTGGCTTAGCGGCACGTACACCCTTAATGTCCAAAGAGCGAAGCTCAATAGGCTTGTTGTGTTCTGCGTTCCACTTGACGTAGATTGCAATTGCACCTTTATGCTCGTTTTCAAAGGCAGAGTGAACAATTTGATCGTAGAATCCTTGTGATTTTCCAGCACAATTGGCTAAAAAAGCCTTAATTTCTGCTTGTTTTGCTGGAGTTTTTACGTTTTCAAAGTCGTAAGTGATTCCCTTCCCGGAAACCATCTTTGCTTTCTTGGTGATGATGCCTGAGTGTACAGGGGATTGACGCAACATCCGATCAAGGATAGTCGGGAAGTCGTCATTAATACCGAACTTAATGTACTCACCCACCTCGGTTTGCCCAAGGCTGTAGCGACCATTAAGATTTTCTACAGATTTCTCTAGTGGGTTGGTGGAAATTCTGTCGGCAGTAGCAGGACCGCTGATGGATGTAGAAGCAGAGAAGCTCTCTTTAACGTACTCTACAGCCTGTTGAATTAGTGATGCCATATACTAATAATTTACAAATCATTAACTGATACTACACTCTTATACGCTCCATTTCCTGTTTCGTCATACTCATATCCAATTACGTTGATAAGGTACGAACCACGGAAGATATTATTGTTGTATAATTCTAGTGTGTATTCACCGCCAATGACTTGTGTTGTGATTAAGTTCAATGTCAAAACAAAAAAGTCTCTGCAACCAACAAGGTTATACAGGTCTTGAAGATTGTTGAAATTATAAATTTTATTTCCAACAGTGGACTTTAATACTAAATCAAAGTCGTTAATAGTAATATCTATCGTTCTAATAAACGAAAGATAATTAACAAGACCTGCTTTTGCTGTTTTCATTTATTGCAAAATAAAAAGGGAGGGGATAACCCCTCCCCTTGTTTATTACTAACTCGGACTATTATGGGATGATGTTCGTCCAGTCGATGTTAGCAGCGGGTTGGTAAGCCAAGTAGTTCTCAGAACCAGTCAGCGTCAACTGAAAGCGATTCTTGTCACCACGAGCAGCACCAGAAGCACCATCAACAGAAGAAGCATACAAACCGAAGTCCCAACCTACCATGTGGCGGGTTCCGGCGGCAGTCTCAACAAAAGCTACCAATTCAGCACCTGGAGTAGCGATTTTCTCCAAGGCAGTACGAGTAACAATGTCCATCGTGGAAAATTCTACCTGGATGGTAGGAACAACCTCGAAAGAACCATTTGCGTTGATAGTTTTAACGTCAGTAAAGTTGGAGAAGCCGTCCTTCGTGTTGAAGTCCAAAGCAACGCCAGTAGCCACCAAGTTAGTTGCGCAGGTATAAGTACCAGCAACAGCGCTTACAGTCACTTCCGTATCAACGGCAGAGCGATTGTAGATGTATAGAGCTTTCAGACCACCAGTTGCAATAGAGCAGGGGTCGAAAGTGATTCCAGAAAGAGTTACCTCACAGGCCATTTTATATAGGTTTTAAAAAGGGGAGGTGTTACCCTCCCCAGTTATTATTTATGCGTGGTTCTTGGCGAAAACGATCTCAGTACCTTTCAGGTAAGAGAAGCCCAACTTGAACTGACCCCAGATTTTGTCACTAGACAACTCAGACTCATACTTCATATCGATAGCACGAACATCGTTGTACTCATCAGTCAACATAACGATGTTGTCAGGAGCAGAGATGAAGAACTCACCAGCAGCCAAAGATGGGAAGTGGATAACTTCCATTCCGTAGTAAGGAGGAATGTTTCCTTCAGCGATACCGATAGGAGCCGTAGTGTACAAAGCAGCGATAGCGATTTGGTAAGACTGCATAGCGTTGGTAGACAAGAAGAAAGCGGGCTTGTAGGCACGATCAGCGTCTCCGTATACAGCAGCCAACATCGTAGCGCTCATCAACTTGTAAGAACCCTCCATGAAGGACAAGATGTTGTTGGAAGTGATGGCGGCATTGGTATCGAAGTCAATTACAGTACCATCGCCAGACATTTCGGTAGTCAACTTGGTAGCAGCAACTTCCAAAGCCTTTTGAGCAGACAACTTAGCGAAGTAATCGAAAACCCAATCTTTAAATTGAGCATCCATAGTCTCTTCGTTGTGCTGACCTTGCTTCAACAATACAGAACGGTAGGAAGACTCCAATGCGTTCTTGCAGTTCAAGAAAGCCCACTTGTAGGTATCAACAGTCATTTCCTTCTCGTTGATTGCGGCAGTCGACTGAGGGTCGAATACACACAAGTCAGAACCGAAGGTCAGAGCTGCGCTGAAGATAGGCACGTTGGCCTTAGATTTAACATTGTCAACGAGACGGAAGCGCTCCAATACTTTGGCGCTTTTTACCATCGCATCGATGAACAGGTCTGGGGTACGATTACCCCAAGGTAGATTAGCAATAGTTACAGGCATCTTATAAAAGATTTAGTTTGTTCTTGTTTTACTTTAATTTACAAATTAGTACCGAGGCTTACCTAGGAAGTTGTTGATGAAGTTGATTTTTTCGGGCGTGATAGCCTTAAATTCAATCGTCTTAGCCTCAACTACTTCTTCAGATGTTTGCGATTCTTGTTCTTCGGAGAGCTTCAATTCAGCCTCTTCAACCAAAGTCTCCTGTTCTTCTAATTTTACTTCCTCCTCAATCACCTCTTCGGCAGTAGGCTCTTCTACTACCTCTTCGGTTGTCTCTTCGGACAACTCTACGCTTTCTTCAACCGTCTCTTCAACTGTCTCTTCAGACAATTCTTGAGTGGCTGACTCTTCTGCAATCTCTTTCTCCTCCAACGCACTCATCAAAAATTCAATGGTAGTCTTCAGTCCAGAGATTTCCCCTTCGAGTTTGGCGAAACGCTCACCCATCTCGACAGCGAACTTTAGATTCTCAGTCATCTCTTCTTTTGTTTTAATCAAATTACTATCTATTTCAATTGAAAAACCAGTCAACTGGTTCTGCTTAACATCCTCCCACACCAAGTCAGAAACGACTTGTAGTTTAACGAAGGCTGTACCAATCGGCTCGTCAAAGCCGTACTTCTTGCTCTTGTCGTTGTCATCCTCTTTAATCCAATACTCAAGGATGTAAACGGAGTCTTGACCAAGGCCAATAGAATGCTCAAGATTAAAAGCACGGAATCCGTCTCTGGACCACTTAGCCATAATCTTCTCAATGCTTTCTGCGGTGAACTTAATGTAGTATTCACCCATACGCTCGCTCTTGCGGTAGATCAGTTGCTCCGGAACCATGATTGGCCCAACCAACTGCTTCTTGTCCATATCTGCGAACTTAAATGTAGTAGGCTTCTCTTCCTGCTCAGAAAGTGCAACAAAAGAACGCTGAATGGCTGGGCGAGAAACAAGTGAAATGGCAGTCATTCCGGACTCCCATCCTTCCATATCAATATCAACCTCATATACTGGAATCATAGTCCTGATTTTTTAAGAAAGTCAGCTTCGTCAAACACAACTCCGTCTGACTTCAATTCTTGAATTTGATACTCTGCAATTTCTCGTCTATTCTCTTCGTCCTTAACCATTGAAATGATTTCAGCAATTCCCTCGACCATTTCTTGATCGTTGTCATTTGGATAATGCTCTTCCATATTTCCGTTACGGATAGACTCGGCCTTGCGGATAGCCCAGTTAACACCAGAAGTTCCGCCCCACCCTAACCAAGCAACATACCCACGATCTTTCCAAGGGGTAGACTTATACTCAGGAGCCACCTCTGCGTTTTTTCTGTGACGATTGAAAGCAGCCATCCGAGCAATAGTTGAGTATGACAAAGACTCTCTGTTAGAGAGCTGATTTGCTCTAGCCCAACCAACAGCAGTCATTCCCTTAACTTCGTCTCCGTATTTCTTCTTCCACTCCAATGCTTTTTTAGCGTTTGCCGTAGCAGAAGCCGGGTAGTCATTATAGGTTTTAGCCATATCTTAATTTACAAAAACTTGATGTCCAGCTTTGCGTAGATGTAGTTGTCGTAAATCTTTCCATCAGAGATGTTTGTGATTACAAACTCCTCATTTGTGTCCGAAAACTTAAACTCACGATAGGCATAGTACATATCCTCAATGAAGGCAAGTGGAAGTGCAGCATAGAAACTCATACCGGTTCCGGTTGCCGACTTAAACTTCTCGGATGAAATATACTTTGTGTATGCATCAAACAAGTTGCCATATCTGTCTCCAAAGCGAAGGTCTTGACCGAGTGTTGGATGTGTCAAAACGGGGTATCCGCCAAGGAAATAGTT